GCAGGCTATTCAGTAGATCGACATCAGAAGGGAATCCATTGGAAATACCTCCTTCCCTCGGGTGAGTAAGGCCGCCTCCTAAATGCGCGAGTAGGAGAAAGAGGCGGGTGGACGGCAAAGCAGAGTTTCGCGCCGTTGTACATTCTGCTAAGCGAAGGCAAGCTGGCAAGGTCCAATCCAAGTTGTCGTAGGTACTTGAATCTATGTGGATTATCCATCATAAATTTTTCGACATCGGAATAAGTAAGTGAGGAATATGAGAGACAATCCTCCAAAACCATAAGCCAGCGGTGGGCAAGCCTCGGATCGAGGCAGGAATACAGTTGACCGGCAGCACGACAGGCAGTTTCAATCTCATTCCGAACAGTACGTTCGGGATAACAGAAACTTCGAACCAGAAAATCGTTATTGCGTTTTGGTAAACCGCATCGGTTGAAGAAACCCAGGAAGTGTATATTGTCAGGGTTCTTCGTAACCCAGGCCTTGTCCGCGGAAAACTCCATGCCAAAGAAGCGTTTGGCAAGTCGTTTCCAGTCCTTGAGATTCGCGTGTCCTCTGATGAGAAGCAATCCATCATCTCCCATGTATAGGTCAAACAGGGGAAAAGAGCCGGTGGTGTGGTAGGCAATAAACCGGCAGATGACAGCATTGCAAAGCGTATCGATCAAGTTGGTGAACATGGATCCAGAAGGGACTCCAGACACCTTTCGGTACCGTTCTCCATTGGGCAAGCGGATGGTGGTGTTTATGAAGTAGTTCACAAACTTGGCATACCGTCTTCGTTGTTGTACCGGGTTGACGGACCAGATGCGGCCGTCAGAAGACTGGATGCGAGAAAAGTCATACCATTCAGAGATGATGTTAAACACATCCCTGATGAGCCACGACGGCACAGAGGCATCGTAATTGGAGAAATCGAGATTCATCCAAAAGTCATGCTTCTTTAGGAAAAGCCGTTGGTGAGCATCATTGATGTATGACATTCCACCGTTTGCCATTTCAAGTCCGATTGCATAGCAGTGGTCTTCACGTTTGGACTTGATGGAGGATAGTAGGGGATAGAAGAAGCGACCCTCTTCTATGATGACCTCGAAGGGGTACCCCCAAACAGGGCGAACTTTCGGAGCCTTGGTACGTTCGGAAATTTGAAGGCGGTTGTACGCGCAAGAATCAGGCAGCGTAATCTTATAGCCTTTTCCGATCATATCCCAGGTCCGCGAGACGTAAGAAAACGCCTCGTAGGACTGAATGCAGTCACGTTTGGTCTTGTAACCTTTGTGGATCCAGTCTAGTCCGGGGGAGGTGCTATGCGGGAGGTCGGGGTGCTCGAACGCAGCGCCAGTCGAGATGGGGATGAGGGACTCCTGTGGCCGGAACTCCTCTCTGATCGAATCCAAAGCAGCTAAGTACTCTGGTGTCAGCGGTCTGGGTGGTGTCCTCTCACGGTCGTATTTCAATACGCCGGCGCGCAATAGATCGAGCGATGGGCCAGGTCGATAGTGGGTTGACAAGCATCGCCTGGTGACGTCTACGCCAAAGATTTTCTGTGAAGCAACAAAAGCAACATGGTCTAGGCGGGGTGCACGAAAATCTGAGTTGAAGCCTTTTAAGGCGGGTAAAGACGAGAACCGTACTCGGTTCATTTTAACCAAAATATCTAGTCGGC